AGAACTGCAACTCTTTCAATATTCATCAATGGACGAATATTAATCAGATACTCAAGTTCTTTCCAAGATAATAAATTTGGAAAAAACTTTTTTACTAAAGCAGGTTTCATACCCATTCAGGTTTACGATCTGGTATACGGAGATAATTATTCTTTACCCAAGGTTTTGATGCGATATACATTTTATATGCATCAAATGTAGAGACAGAATCATCATATTTGTATTCATCTGGCATTGCCCTAGCAAATGGTTTAGGACCTTTACCACTACGTCCTGTAGGATCTCCTGTAGGCAAAATTTCATTTGCTACCATCAAAGTATGAAAGCAGGTATGAACCTTCCCATATCGCATCTTATATTCGTCACACAATGCAATTCCATGCTTGAGTAACCACTGCCAATTCATCACAAAATCGTTTGCCCATATGGTGCATGGATGATTACGAAAAGCACCCTTCTCAGTGGCATAGGGAGTTCCGTCTGCCTTGGGAAGAGTGCCGAATCCATGACCCCATTTGTCAGAACACACAATAGCAAGCATCTGACAGGTCTCTAAGGGCATCTTGACGATGTGCTTGTCAGGTAGAACTTGTGCGGACTTCCAGGGATCGGGGTCAGTGACAAAAATGTTCATGGAATATAATTTGAGTTGATCAAGACTCTAGAGTTATGTCTAGATGGTGAGTATCCAGTGTGTAGGTAACTCCCATCAAATAATAGCAAACGATTGGGTTTTGGATCTATGGTTTCTTTGATTGTTAATGAATCTTGACCTTGCTTTTCATTAAAAAGAACTGTAGGTCCATCACTATCATTGATGTAATATACTGCAGAATAATGAGGTATGTCATTATAATCTACATGAGGTCCGTGCATTCTCGTATCTGGATTATACACTGTCATGTCTAATCGTACACGCATAATTTCAGATGCTTTTAAATAATCCTTTACTTGAAAAGCAAATGGCATAAAAAGATTACCCACTTGACTTCTAACTTCAGAATTAAAATATATTACATGACTAAATCCAAAACTGTTGTTAATTGGATTTTCATTAATATATACACCTTCAATCTCACTGCTTTCGTATGTTACATTATCCTGGAAGTACCAAGGAAATCCAGGATCAGTTACTGATGCTCTCAAACTCTCATAATAAGATTGAGTAAGAAAGTCATCAATAACTTCTACGAAATCAGTCCTCATAAGATGAATCAGGTTCAAGGGCAATCCAATAAGTTAGGTTCTTATCAGAATTTACAAACTTAGATAAAAGTTTCTTGGAGATAGAAACTTGATAACTACCAGGAAGAATCTTGATATTCTCTACCTTAAAGTTGAAACTAAACTTGTGCTCTGTTTCACCAACAATGATTGAGAAGTCATTAGAAGTATCATTCTTACGATCAGATACTACCAGTTTGACAACACCATTCTCACCAACAACAGATAGATCTGGAAGTTGATAAACAGCAGCTGCCTTGAGAAGTTTGTCCAGTTGCTGAGTATTGAGATCAAAAGCAATCTCTTCAGAAGTCAGAACAATATCCTTCTCAGGAGGACTGATGATCACATTAGGATCAGCAAAGAAATACTTAGAACGCATCTTGCCTTCACGGATAACCATGTAGGAATCGTTCTCAATATCAAGTTCAGGACTCTGGTGCAGACTTAGACCATTAAGAAACTGGTTGAGATCATAGATACCAAAGTCTTTAGGAAACTCTTCAGTCACCTCAACTTCGGCAAGAATATTCTTCATCACACTGATGGTGCGAAGCTTCTTGCCCTCTTTGAATAGAAGGGACTGGTTAATGTTAGAAAAGTTTTTGAGAATATTAACAGTTGAATCAGAAAGTTTCATAATCACCTTTGGGTTGCTTGTGTAGACCAGAGAAATGGTAGAGAAGGACGCAATAGTGAATTGCTTTCAGGATGTCTTGTTTAGACTTACCACCCTTCTTTCCAAAACGAGAAAGATATTTGATAGCATTAGAACGGCAGAAAGGTTCTGCATCACCAATGCTCTCAATCAGATCAAGTGTCTGAGTCTTACTGTCTTTGGATGTGTAATGTGCATTGTAAGTTGAAGAAAGGTAATCACGAACCTCCTTCATAGTTAGATCTTCCTCATACTTCCAAAAACCATTGTTTGCAAGTTGATCAAGATTTAAGTCAATTCGGTCTTCACTCATAGTAGATTTGGGAATGTTAAGGTTTATGCTTCCAGGATATTCGTCAATATAAGTTGATTGATCGGTTTGTGGTAGATCATTTACTTTTGGCCAAACGAATCCGTCAGCAGTTAGTTCATAGTCAGGGTGATTACCTTCATAGACTTTCTTCCAATCAATGTAATCACGTTCATCTTCAGGTCCGTACATTTCTTCGTAAAGCAAACTCCAAGAATTAGTCATAATAAACCTCTGTTATTATATCAGGATTGTGCTGGTTGGTCAATAGGCATTTTTTCTCCAGTAGCAGTAAGATCAAAGTCAGCATCAATCTTGTCATAAAGTTCTAGGAAAGACTGCTTAGTCTCTTCGTCAAAACGGTTTACACAAACTTGAATTGCCTTTTCCTTGTTACCGAAGATGCTGTAAGCACGGATGATATGAACTAGACGACGAGTAGAGATGACTTCATCAACCCCACCATCATAAAATGTCTTACGAATGATGTCTGCCCAGTCAACTAGACGAGTACAGAAGTTCTTATCAAGACATCCTAGAGAGTCTGCAACATTAACTACAATCTTCATTTCGTTTGCAGTAGTTGGATATGCCTGCTCAAAGGTCACTGGGAAACGTTCTAGGAATGCTTCATTCAGTACATTAGTGCCAATGAAACGACCATCATCAGAACCCTTACCTTTTGTATTAGCAGTAGCAATAACATTGAATCCATCGGCAGGTTTAATGAACTTACCAATCTTCTTCAGGAAGACACCCTTGCCCTCAAGCACAGACTGCAAACATAGGATTTTGTTAGATGCCAAATCGATCTCATCAAGGAGAAGCACTGCTCCACGTTCTAGTGCCTCAATAACTGGGCCGTTATGCCATACAGTTGCACCATCAACTAGACGGAAACCACCGATAAGATCGTCTTCATCAGTTTCGATAGTAATGTTTACACGGATGAGTTCTCGTCCAAGTTGGGCACATGCTTGCTCAACAGAGAACGTCTTACCATTTCCAGAAAGACCTGTGATGAATGTAGGATAGAACAGACGGGACTTAATAATTTTTTTAACGTCACTGAAATTACCAAACTGGACGAAGGTATCATCTTTTTCTGGAATAAGGTTTTGTTCTACGGCAGGCATTGCAGGAGGTGCCTGATAAGTGCGTTCGATTTCTTCCACCTTTTGTTGTGTTACTTCAAGGTTCCACTTTCCACGACCAATCTTACGATCAGATAGTTTATTGGTAACAGTCTGATAGTTAGCACCATTCATTGCACACCAAGCACGAATATCAGATGCAGTGACATTATTGCCATAGAGTGCTTGAAGTGAGGTGACAACGTACTCAGGAGACATGGACATGTGTTTCGTTTGAACTGAAGTTATTATAGATCAGGATCCATGTCATCCATGACATTTGAGGACACTTCAGAAAGTGGCACACCCTTATGCTTTTTTCTACAGGCATCCCTTGCCCATGCTCTTGGAAGACTTGTTATTTCTGAACATGGTTGATCATCTTTGCCACAATATGGACAAATTTTATAATCATCAATCATCCTCCTCATACCCCTTTAACCAACAACTAGTATCGTTAAAATATGCTAAATGTCCATCTGTATGTTTTCCTTCCATAAATTGATGAACAACATCAATCATTCCAGCACCATTTTGCCCAGTATCATGAACTCCTGCCATACCTCCAATTTTAAGTTTTGGATACCATGTCTCAAGCTCCTCTTTTAATTGTGCTTGAGATAGATGTGCATCAAACCATATGAAATCAAAATACTCATCTTCAAACTTATCTGCGGTTTCAATAGTATCTCCATAGATAATTCTGAGTTTATTTCTTAAATCTTCAGGAAGATTCATAAACATTCGTTGTGCAGAAAGTTTGATGAACTTTGCATCATATTCAGTGATACTAACATATGGAGGAACTTCATCCACATAAGGTAAGTAACTATCAATAGTATAAAGTTCTTCAATACTTGGAGAGTTATCTAATAGTGTACATGCACTTGCACCCCAACTTGTTCCAAGTTCAACCCCACGTTTAAATCCCATAAGATTAATTACTTGGATTACACTTTGACAAGCAGCAAATTTTTTATCAATCCAATTAATATCTTTCTTTCCCCATGCAATAATGTCACCCAACATTATTTTGCCAATGGTTAATTTTTTATAATCAAACTTTTCCATAGTACTCACACAATAAACTCCACAAACTCATTCAAGATTTTTTTATTCATTTTTTTAGACTTCAGACTTTTAATAAAAGCACTCTTAATCTTTGCTTTTGACGCATCCTCATCAACTTCAAATTCAGTATCATTCGATAGATCAGAGCTAGACATCCCAAAATAACGTTGATACCCACAATCCTTAAGAACGATACAACGTTCTTTCTTCCAAATTGATTTCAAAGATTCTACTTGATCCCAAGATTCAGTATGAAGACGAATGAAAGATCCAGAGTCACGTCCTTCAAGAACACGAATGCCAATAAAGTTTGTGGTTGGAAACTTATCTTTCAATTGCTGAAGAAGACAATTTGAAAAAGAAACATAAGCACAATCATTATGATGATAGTTCAAAATATTATAAGTTGTGCCAAGTTTACGATCACGAATATAGCAGTTACGATGCATTCGTGCAGTACCAATATATTCATTCCCTTTTTGATAATCAACAAGGATATGACGATTTAGTGGTCCTGCCTCACCATCAGTAAGAACAATGCATTGGACTTTCTGAACTTTAGTCCGACTTTGAAAGTCTGGAATAATCTGATTCAGTGCTACAAATGCCTCATTCAAAGGAGTACCAGAAAGAGACAAACGAGGTGGAAGTGCATAGTCAACATATTTAGTAAATCCAAATGCAACTCGGAAAATGTTTAGAAGTTGCTTTTCAAGATTCTTATTAGAAACTTTACTAGAAAG